GTAACCTCGACTCCAGGATCTTGGGCCTCTACGGCTTTCTCCTGTTCGATTTCTATTTCTTCTTGAGGATCAACCTCTATTGATGTTTTTACGTTTGGTAACGATTTGTCTATATCTGCCATTTATATTCTCCGGGTTTGTTATCTTAACCTGTTTTAGAGGAACATTCAACCCCTGTGGGTTGGGTCCTCTTTTAGGCGGTACTGTTCTAGTTAACTTTTTCATTTTTAATAAATTCTAATATTTCTTCAATATTAACACCTTCTTCATAATCAGGATCGTTATATTCATCTTTAATAATTCTTTGATTAGTTTCTGTAACTTCATCATACTCATCTGCTGGTTTTGGATTTAACTCATCACCTCTACCGGGTTTGTATTCTAATATTTCTCTGTTAGTAACCATATCTACTTCTTCACCAAATTTTTCAATTCTAATTTCTCCTGTAGCAAGATCTTCATATACGTCGTAGCCTTTATATGAATATACTTCTTCTAGATTTTTAGTAGCATTTCTTTTTGTAGTTTCAAGACCTTTCTTTTTAATTATCTCAACTAAATCAAAAAAATATGGTGGCACTCCAGCAGGAGCTGCTGCTGCTTTTTCTGCAACTTTAGCAGTTTTTGTTACTTGATCTCCAAAGCCTAACATCTTTGCTAAAATTACAGTTGCACCTGCACCTGTTGCTTGTAAAAACTCTCGTCTGTTCATGCCTTGTTTTTCTAATACTTCGTCAACTTCTTTTACCAATACCTCTTTAGTAACATCGTTTACTGGTAGATTTCTGTTTGCTGCATATGCTCTTAGTAATTTAAGACCAGGGAATATTGGAGCAGTGACCTCGGCTCCAAGACCTATCGTGTCTGCAAAAACTTTTGGACCAACAGTTGATCCTCTGTCTTTTTGTTTCTGTTCTTCTTTTTCAATTAATTTATCAAGACCAACTTTTTTCTCTAATGATGTTGGAGTTATATTTTCTAAAAACTCAGAAAATATTCCTGTGCCTTTAATGTTAGATGGTAATATGTCTGTATACTCTTGAACGTAATCTGATTTTTTACTTACACCTTCTGATGGCCTTTCAATTTTAAATGAAGGTTTTGTTATTAAATCATTTATAAGTTTACCTGTTGCAGGTAATATTCTTGTAGCAAACTCACCGATACGAATACCAGATCTTGCTAATACGTCTGCATAGTACGGATAGTTTCTTGGATCGATAATATCATTTATTAGCTCAATAGGATTATTGGGTTCACTGTATGTTGATAATTGTGGAAGTTCCGCATCCTCGTTTGTTAAAAAATATTCTAGCTCTGCTGCAAAGTTTTCATCAGCTCCTGCTGCACCACCGTTACCAAAGTTTGTTCTTGGTAGTGGAGTAATCTCAACACCACCTCCTGATGCTTTTTTTACTTTTTCACTAATAGGTAATGTTTGACCCGCAGGATCTCCCTCTAAAACTCTATCAATAAAAGACTCTATGTCATCTTCATCAAACTCTGCACGTTTATAAAAGTCTTTGTAGTAATCTATATATTCATTAATTAAATTATCTCTATAAATAAGTTTTTCTTCTTTTGATAAATCATCATAAACTTTTGCATTAGGGTTTATTTCATCAACATTACCCATAATATTTTTACCAGTCGTATCACCAAAAATATTTTCACTTCTAAATTTTTCACCTACATTTGGAATATTAATATCAATAGGAACAAAAGTTTCTTCTACTCCTTGAAGTCCAGCTTTGTTAGCCTCTACAAGAATTTCACTATTAATATTATTTAATTTGGTTTTTTGTTCTGTTAAAATATTTTGTATTTCAGGTGTAACTTTTTTACCAATATAATTATTTAAAATTCTATAAATTTTAATTTTTTTAGCTTCAAAACCACCTTTAGTTATAATTTCTTGGTTAAATATAGGGTCTGTTAGTGTAATAGTTTGAAAAGTTTTAAGATTAGAATTTTTAAATACGTTTGGAAATTTTAACATATTTGATCGAGCTTCAGCGTGTGAATGATCCGGTGTTGCTTTATTAATTATTCCTTGTTTTCCCGTTGGTTTTTTTTCTGTTAAACCTTCAATTTTAGCAGCATCTTCAAAAGAATTTTGAAAACCACCTATTACACTTGCAAGAGTTTTATCAAAAGATGTTATATCTTTATATTTTTTGGGTGTTCCTTTTTTAACAACTCCATATATTTTTTTGCCACCTTTTCCATATTTAAGTTGAAAGGCTTTCATAACATCACCCACATGATATCTAGGAAACTTACCTTCTATTTTTCTAATACTCCCTTCGCTAGATAAATTTTTAATTGTATAACCCATGTTAGATCGTTTAGTTCTTATTTGTTCTTTCGAGCCAGTGTGCTGTATTCCAAAAATTTTTTCTAAATCATTTTGTGGTAAATATTGTGATTTGTCTATAAGACCTTCTTTAATCAAAGGTTTGGTTAAATTTTTTATGTAACTTGAGTCCTGACTTACTTTTGTTGTAAAATCAGACCAACTTGTTTTGGATGTGTCTGTTTCAAAATCTAAAGTCGATGGTGCAATGTTTCCAGTTCTTGCACCTCTTTCTATACCTCTGTTTTTAAATAAAGAATTAATTCTAATTCTTAAATTTTCTACATCTTTTGTTTTTTCTTTAACTCCTAGTATGTCTTTAACAGCAGGTTCTATTCTACCACCGTAATTTGTATCAATAAAATTTGCTAACTTTTGAGCAAAATTTTTATCTGTAACTTTTACAACTTCTGACATTTTTTTCTCGTCATAAAGTTTTTTAGATTTATCAAACGTATCTTTAATTTCTTTTAAAGTTAAAAGTTCTTCGGCTAATTCTAATGGTTCTGGAATTTTAGGAGGTTCTATGTTTGGTAATTTATCATCAGAAGGAATAATATCTTTTTTGTCATCTTGGTCTTTACTAAAAAATATATCACCAAGTCTTGTACCAGCTGCAATTCCTGTTAAAGCTTCTGCTCCTTTACGAAGTAAGGGTCCTGCAAAAGGTCTTGCTACGTTTATGGCTGCGGGTGCATAAGCTAACGCACCAAGCGCTAAATTTTGTCTAACATTACCACCCTCTGCTTTGTTGTCTCGAATAAATCTATTGATAGCTTCTCTATCTAGAACCTCTTGTTTTGGCGGTGGCTGTGGTGCTTCGCTTGCTCTGAACACACCTGGTATGTCTAAAAGTTTTTGAAACTCTTCATCGTTCAACGCAAGTTTATTACCAAGACTCTTGTCCTCGTCATCAATCAACGTGTTAGTTGTAGGATTAAATACGTAAGCCAACGATGCCTCCTTCTGCGTTTAGATCTTTGAACGGTACGACTGTGCCTTCGACTACAGGTTTTTCTTTAATGTATTGTTTATAGTCATCAATCGATACTCTTTGCAAGGCTTTTTCTAACTTATCAATGTTTTCACCATGATACATAATTCTATTCATTCTAAATTTTGGATTGTCAATTTGAAAATAGTCTGCGTGTTTTTCCATATCTGGTTTTTTATATACATTAAATAATTCTAAGTCCTCTGTTAATTCTTGTTTTAATTCAACAGGGTGCATATAATCCAATGCCTCTGGTGGTCCTTCTCTTTTTATTGGTTGTATGTTGTTTCTTTTGATCCAGTCAAATACCGACTCACCATCATTGTAATTCCAATCATCCATCTTATCAAAAACATCATCACCAAAATGATAACGCCAGATTCTTACAGGATCAGGTGCACGAAATTTAGCATCAGCATAATGATACTCACCTTTTTTTACTCTGTCATAGATAGCATCATCCATTTTAATAATACCTGCTTCATGTAGTTTTGGTAAGAAGTGTCCACCTAGACCACGAAAAACATCAGATCCTTTTTTGTAGCCTCTACCATAATATAATCTATCTAGTCGTGCTACTTTTTCAGGATCTACTTTTACATTAAATATATCTTCTGTTTCTTTAATTGCTTTTTTTAATTTTTCATTTGTTTTAGCTAATTCTGTTACTTGCTCACCCATTGTCATATCTTCAAAAGGTTTGTTGTCCATATATTTTTTATATATATCATCCGGTTGTTTACCTTCACTGTAAATACCTTTTTCTAATTTATTTTTTTCAGCTGTAGCTCGTCTCAATACTCCAAGGTTGTAATAGATATTATCTTTTTGTAATTGAGTTAATCTTATATCAGGGTTTGCTTTTAAAAATTCTATGGTCTTGTTAAAATTAGCTGTAAGTTCTTTTTCATAATCTTTCATATAGACGTATCGTTTATCTCTACCTATATTTTGTACAGCAAAAGGTTTAAATCTACTAGCATCAGTTAATTTAGAACCTAAAAGAACAAAATTTCCTCTTTGTTCTTTGGATAATTGTTTACCTAAAAACTCTATGCCGTCTGCACTATCTGCAATACCACCTTTTGGTTTAGGCTTTTGAGACATCAACTCTTGTAATAATTTTATTATATCGTCCATTAATAGTACACTCTCTTACGTTTTATTTTAGCTTCATCAACATAGTCTTCTGGGTGTTGAACAAAACCACCTTGTCTAAATCGCATGATTGCTTGTGTAGTAGAATCGACAAGATCATCATGATCGCCATATGGAAACGCTGCACATTCTTCTATGACATCGTCCGCAAACTTTTGTTCGGGAGCCCATATCATACCAGATTCAAACAAAGGTGCAACAGAATTGACCCTGGCATGCTTGTCGTTTCCTCTTGATGGTGTAAAATTTGTAACGGGTATATCCATCTTACGAAGCTCGTACGTTAAAGGTAAACCACTAGCTTTTGCTTCGACAATAACTGATTCTGGTTGCCAGTAAGTATATTGTTCAAGAGCCAAGCGCCTTAGCTCAGGAAACTCGTACCGTCCTTTGATTGCATCAAGTAATATAAGATTAGCTCCTTCATCTTCACTTGGAAACCAAACACCCCATGTAGTAATTGCACTATAGTCCGCTGTCTCCTTTTTTAAAAATGCTGTATCATAGGATTGTATAACGTGGTGTATCTGAGGTATCTCTTCACCTGTATACGTTCGCCACCACTCACGTTTTAATATAGCTCCTTCTTCTGCTGTTGGATTTTGCATCCACTGTGCATTCCACTTGCCCGTGGGCAGTGTTGCTTGTACCTTCTCAAGTTCATCTAACTTCCAATACTCCGGCCAAACTGGTTTTGCTTTCTTTGATCCATGGTCCATGATTGCTGGAAACTCGACCACGTCCCACTGATCAGCTTTCG